CAAATAATCTGTTAATATTCTAGCAGTTCCAGCAAGCATTGGATTAGCTTCTTGTGGTTCAAAACGATCAGCAGTGATATAAGGTAATACAAGTTGTGTATTTGCATCTACTATAAATTTCTCCCAATTATCCCATAATATGCGATTTGGTACAAAGAAATAATGAACTGATACATCAATTCTGTGCATTACGGGAGCAATGAGAGGAGCAAATCTGATAAGACTATCGCATCCAATTTGCCAACTATCGCCAGGCACACACTCCTGGACTAATACTGGTAACAATCGACCCATTTTTCCACTCATTTTAACATCATGAGTAAGGTCAAATACGTTTTTCTTTGGTTTAGATACTTGTACTGAATTAAAAATGTTTGGCTTTGCCATTTTTAAAATTTTATTGGTTTATAATTAAAGACGAATACCACCACGAGAAACATAATATGTTCTCAACTTTTTGGTTCTTGACCTTCTAATGCGATTCTTTTTTGAATAAAGGCGTGACCGACGTTTTTTTCTCATTTTTTAACTAATTTTTAGTGTTTAAACAAGGGGTGTTTTTCCTATAATTTATATTATGAAAATGCATGATAAGAATCATTTTCAAACTGTCCAAAATCATTTATTAACATGTGTGAATTTATGGCATTTTTTAGTAAAAAATGCTGGTTTTTACCTATCCATTACTTTATTTGGACTGTTAGTTTTTTGCCAAGTTTGCGATTTAGGGTTTTTAATATCACCCAATATTCCGTTAAGAATTCTTGCACCTATTCGCATGAACATGTTATCGCCGGGTTGAATTCCTAGTTTTTTTAAATCTGTGTCCAATTGTTTGAGATCTACATCTTTTCCGACGTTTTCAATTTGCTTTTTAATCAAATTAGTCTCTGCAATTGTTTTTGCTTGTGTTAGTCTTGATTGCAAAACATCTTGAACTGCTTTTTGTAGAGTAGGAGTAAATATCATTTTTAACTGCTCAGTCCTTGTTAACGTTTGGTCTGTTTGGGCTTGTGCTTGTCTTGTCCTGGCATTCATTGATGATAATTGACTATCTACTAATTCATTGTATCTTTTGTTCTGTAATGATGTTTTTTCTGTGTTTCCTAAAATATTAATAGTTCTTGCCTTTGTTTCTTCTTCTTTTGCTTTATTATTGGCAATTACTTGTTCTGTATTTCTAACGTTTGCGTCTTTTGCCTTTAAATCTACTCCAGCAAATAGTGCATTTCTTACTATACTCCCAGTGTCAAAACTGGGTGCTTGTGGGTTCCAGCTTTTTACATCTGTTCCTCTAACACTTTGGCTAGACATTGCGTCTGCGCCTTTTCCATATACTAAATTTGGGTTTAATCCAGCATCTTTAAGCCTTTGCATTTGTGCCATTGGGTGATTATACTCGTTTTGACGCATCCAGTCGGCTAATGCGTCTGCCCTTTGGGTGTTATACATTCTTTCGTTCCACTTTCTGGTAGCTTGATTCATACTACCTTGTAATCCTGCGTTTGCTAGTTGTCCTGCGGCTGTTATACCGGCCGCTAATACTTCTGCTGGCATATTTTATTGTTTTTTGACTTTTAAGCCCATTTTTAGGCTATTAATTCGTTTATCGTTCGCGTCGTACCTCCTTGGCCTCCTCACTTTTTTATCGCCTTTTTAGGGCTTAGTGTCAATTAGCACTAATATATCAAGAGTGTATTAGTGCTAATTAAGTAGCTCAGCCCTTTCAGGGCTGTGCTTTTTTTAAAATAAAAAAGGTATTTTTTATTGATTTTCATTTGTTTCGGAGTTTTCCTCAACATCAGTAATTACTGATTTTCTTTTCGATTTCGCTTTCGCTACATCGGTTTTTATCTTCTCTGTGAGATTTTTTAACTCCTCTCTGGCTTGTTCCGCCAGTTCTTCACGTTCTGCAAGATCTAATCTTTCAATGTCAATTTCACTTCCGTCTTCTCCCTCAAATATTGGTGTTTTTGCACCTTCTAAGGGTAAACCTTTAGCATATCTTATAAGTAATTCTCGAAGTCCCATGCTTTGGTCAGGAACTGTTTGACTAGGCTCGTTATTTACTTCGCCCTCGTAAATAAATTCTGTTGCGTTAAACGGGTGTTTTACTTGATTTTCCATGTTTAGATTTTTTGTCTTTGTTTAGCTTTTTTATGCGCTCGTCTAAATGCATTTATATCTTGTTCAACTTTAATTCTTTCGGGTACTGGTTCTTCCATTTCTTGTAAATATTCTTGAAATACTGAAATACGGAATTTTTCACCTTTATTGTAAAGTTTGTCTTTATAATATCTGGGCATACATGCCTTTTTTCCGTCTTTTAACGGTAAATAACATCTTTCTTCTAGTTTATCTTTATGCCATTTAATTGTTCTTTCATTTAAATAATCTTTTCCCAATCCTTTACTCATAACTGAAAATTCTTTTTCTCTGTCATCACCATGAAACATTGGTATTCTTTTTTCCTTACTTACATATTTAAGTGTATAACCTATACTGGCATCACTAACATCGCCAAAATGGCAATGGCCATTAATATCATTATCAATTGACCAGCTAGCCTCAACAATTCTAGGAATAGCATTAAAAAGAATAATATGATAGTGGGGCCTTTGAGTGTTATCCCCATACTCTCCAACTGCGTAATAACTAATTTTCTCATGCGTCTTTTTTCTTAAACGTTTGAAAAACTTTTGCAAATCGGACTTTATTAATGTCTGTAATCCTGATTGAGTTTTTGGTATCTTTTCATCATTATAAGTAAGTGTAACAAAGAGAGCGGACTTACACCGCTCTCCATGTTTTACTAATCTAAAACTCCATCCTGATATTCTTCTCCTTAAACAAGGGGGACATTTGCCACACGGGAATGGTACGTAACCAGTTGTAACTCCGTTGACTATTTCCAGCTTTTTGTAAAAAGGAGTGATACATCTTGTTGACATATTAGAACATTGGTGTTCCGAACTTGGGCATTGGTCTTACCGCTCTAATCTTGTGCAATATTTGCATATACAAATTGTCTTGTTCACTATTAACTGCAAATATCCTTGCGCATTGTTCTGGTGTACACTCAATAAATGTTTGATTAAGTGCTGGTAGATTGGCAAATTTTCTGCCTAAATGCCAATAATCGAGAGTTGTTTTAAATTCTCCAGCGACACGACTTGGATTATATTTATATTCTGCATACCTAGGCACATATCCAAATGTTTCTTCATTCATTGCACCAACATAAGCCATTAATTCTTGATTTTGGACTGGCTGTTCTCCGATATGTGCAAATGAAGGCCAAAAGAAATCAAGTGGGTCATTTTTAAGAAATGTTTTTGGAATTCCTTGCTGATAAGCAGTTTTTGGCATAACGGACATGATTCCCATAATATATCCGTGTTCTTCACAGAAATAATTACCATATTTTCCGGTAGTTACTGCAACACCGTGACCAGCCATATTACCTTGTACGGGTGATGTAGCTGTTTGACCACTAAATGTTCCAGCAGTGTTTAATACTTCACTAATTACAACTGGTGTTTTGACTCCGGTTATGTATTCTGGTCTTTGTAATCTTGCGTCTGATGATTTAACTCCAAAATGCATCAAAATATTTTCAATATATCTTGTACCACCACGAGCGTTCTTCTCTAACCATTCTTGAAGACGAAATGCTCTACGCAAATCGTTAATAGTAGTGGCACCTACTTGTAAATCATCTAGATGTGCAAATAATTCATTATTGCCGACAACTGTAGAAAGTTGATTTTGTACAACTGGGCTTGTAGGTGCGCCTGTTAATGTTGTAGGTCCAACTAAATTGTTTATATATACTTCTGCATCTCCGTTAATAGATCCCAATGGAATATCAACAGCGGCTCCTTTTTGAGCAAAAGGCAATGAACTTGTAAAATAATCATGTTCCCATGCGCGATTGCGAATATTAGTAATTTCGCGTATTCTATCCCAAGTGGTACCTTGATTTCCATCAGTTAATTTGTAATTAATAGGAGGACACAAATTTTGGTCTCTATAATACTCATTATATATTGCTTGATAAGCAGCATATGGTAGCATATTTATTCTTGTAGAACTTCCAGTATTATTGTTCGGTAATGGTACTCCCAAATAATCTGTTAATATTCTAGCAGTTCCAGCAAGCATTGGATTAGCTTCTTGTGGTTCAAAACGATCAGCAGTGATATAAGGTAATACAAGTTGTGTATTTGCATCTACTATAAATTTCTCCCAGTTATCCCATAATATGCGATTTGGT